AGCCCCGGATTTCAATTTTTATATACAAAAAGACAAATATCCAATATAGTTGGATGCCAGACTTTATAAAAGGAACGTCTAAAGGTTTAGATAGTAGTAAAAATCTTTTGAAAAACTCTGTAGCTAAGTTATCAAAAATGTTAAAACAAACTATGATGCCAGTTAAATATTTCGATGGTAAATGTGAATACCTATTTTTTAATTTTTTTTTTCGTTGGTTAAATTTTTCATAGTTTTCTTTACCTGTGATGTAGAGAATAGAAACATCATAGGAGTGAAAAGCATGGAACTGAAAGATGAAATAAAAAAACTAAGAGAAAAAGGATTAGGTTATAAGAAAATATCTGTATATTTAAATGTATCAGCTAATACAGTTAAGTCGATTTGTAGAAGAGAGAGACTAGAGAAGTTAGATATAGAAGATTTTGATACTTGTAAGGTATGTGGAGAAAAGTTAACTCATTTGAAAGGGAAAAAACAAAAGAAATATTGTAGTGATGCTTGTCGAATGAAATGGTGGAAGAATAATCAAGATAAGATGAATAGAAAGGCATTTTCTACACATCAATGTAAATGTTGTGAAAGAGAATTTACATCTTATGCCAATGATAAAAGAAAGTATTGTAGCCATGAATGTTATATTAAACATAGATTTGGAGGTAGTTATGAACACTAAAAATGAAGTAACCTACCAAATCACAATTAAAATATTAAGTAACTTGTTTAGGGAAAATTTAATCACAAAAGATGAATTTGATTCATTCAAGCATAAGATGTTAGAAAAGTATGATCCAAAAATATCCGAACTTATGGAGTTATCACTTGATAAATAGTTTCTTTAGAGTGATATATAGTAATGACGAAAAGGAGGATACAATAATGAAAACTATAAAAAAGTTAGAAATACTAAATGTGACCGATGTCAAAAAACAAAAAGTTGCAGCTTATGCAAGAGTATCACATCAAGATTTACTACAATCACTATCTGAACAAATAAGCTACTATAGTAAAGTTATACAAAATAATCCTAGTTGGGAATATGTTGGAGTTTATTTCGACAACTCAGTAAGTGGAAGAAATACAAAAAATCGAAAGGAGTATTTAAGATTAATAGATGACTGTAGGAAAGGGAAGATTGATATAATTCTTACAAAGTCCATATCACGATTTGGAAGAAATACTATTGAGTTGTTAGAAATAATACGAGAACTAAAGAAATTAAACATAGGGGTTCAATTTGAAAAAGAGAATATCGACACACTCACTACAGATGGAGAGTTATTACTAACGTTACTCGCTGCCGTTTCAGAAGAAGAATCAAAGGCGATAGGTAGTAATGTAAGGTGGAGTGTAAAGAAAAAGTTTGAACAAGGATTACCCCATAGCCCACAACCTATATTAGGATATAGATGGATAGGAGATTCTTATAAAATTGAAGAGTCAGAAGCTGACATTATTAGAAAGATTTATGAGCTATACCTGTCAGGTACAAAACCAACACAAATATCAAGGATATTAAATGATGAAGGTAAACGTACAAGAAGAGGAGAAAAGTTTTCAAGACTAGCTATTTATAGAATACTATCCCAAGAAACCTATACGGGAAAACTTATATTACAGAAGACATTTAATGTAAAAGAAAAAGGTCGTTCAGTAAAAAATACTGGTGAGAGGACTATGTACATTGTAGAAAATGCACATGAAGCAATTATTTCTCAAGAAATATTCAATAAGGTTCAAGAAATAAAAAAACAAGGTAACCTAAAAAAGGAGTAAAAGATGAATAGAAAAATTACAACTATACAAGCCAATAAGCAACTCAGTCATCAATCAAAACTACCTAGTATAAAAAAGAAAAAGGTTGCAGGTTATGCCAGAGTATCAACAGATAATGAAGATCAAACAAGTTCTTATGAAACTCAAATGAAGTATTACGAAGAGTACATATCAAGTAGGAAAGATTGGGAGTTTGTGAAAATGTACTCAGATGAAGGAATAAGTGGAACAAATACTAAAAAACGTCTAGGGTTTCAAGAAATGGTAAATGATGCACTGGCTGGTAAAATAGACCTCATATTAACAAAAAGCGTAAGTAGGTTCGCAAGAAATACGGTGGATTCACTATCAACTGTAAGAAAACTAAAAGATGTTGGAGTAGAGATATACTTCGAAAAAGAAAACATCTGGACATTTGATTCAAAGGGTGAATTACTTATTACAATAATGAGTTCCTTAGCACAAGAAGAAAGTAGATCGATATCAGAAAATATAACATGGTCTAAACGAAAACAAGCTGCTGAAGGTAGAGTGACATTCGCATATAATAATGTACTAGGCTTTAAACCAAAAGAGGATGGAGGATTTGAAGTTGATAAAGAGCAAGCACAAATAGTAAGATACATATTTGGACAGTTCTTATCAGGAAAAAATCCTAATCAAATAGCAAAACATCTAACTGAAAATAAAATACTAACACCAAGAGGAAAAGAAAAATGGAGTTATAGCAGTGTAAGAAGTATTTTAACAAACGAAAAATATAAAGGTGATGCCTTACTTCAAAAATACTATGTAGCAGACTTCTTAAACAAGACTCAGAAAAGGAACAACGGAGAGCTACCTCAGTATTATGTAGAAAATAGCCATGAAGCAATAATTGATAAAGAAGTATTTGATGCAGTTCAAGTGCAGTTAAGTGAAAATAAAAAATGGTATACAGAGAAAAACTACTTTGGAAAAATTAGGTGTGGATGTTGCGGTAGTTCATACGTGAGACACTTATGGCACTCAACTGATAAATATAAAGAGACAATATACAGATGCAAAGATAAGTATAAAAATGAAGAAAAATGTGATACACCTCACATAAGAGATGATGAAATTCAAAGATGGATAGTATCAGCACTAAACAAGGTAATTGATAATAGAAAAGAAATTATAGGTAATATAAAACTACTGATGAAGATGATAAAAGAAGACAGAGTATTGGATGATGAAATCATTCAACTCGAAAAAAAATTAGAAAACATCAGAACTGATGTAGAAGAGTTGATAATAACGAATTCCAAAATAGCACAAGATCAAGAAGCGTACACTAGAAAATATAATAAACTGATAGAAGAATATAAATTTTTAGAGAAAGAATTAGAACAGGAAAACTTAGAATTACTGAACAAAAACAAGAGAGTAAGAGAACTGAAAATATTTATAGACTCATTAGAAAAACAAGGTGAGTTACTAACAGAATACGATACCAAGCTATTTAATTATTTGGTAGATAAGCTGATAATTCATAAAGGAAAAAGAGTAGAAATTCATTTGAAAAACGGAGAAGTCATATCACTCTGATATGATTTTTAAATTTTCGAACTATTCATATTATTTATCGATAATTTACAAAAAAAAAATAAAAAAAATTGACTTTTCAGAATAAATGAGTTAATATTATGAATATAACTTTTGAAAGGAGGAAAAAAACTATGAAAAAAGTGGTAAGAAGAAAAAATAGAGTACAAAGTCTTACGTGTTATACATTTGAAGACTAATTTTTATAAGATGGATATATTGTAAAAATATCCATCTTAATTATATTATCGGAAGGAGAGTCTATGTGTAAAAAAGATATATTCGAAAGATATTTAAAGAAAAAGAGTGCAAAATTTATTTTTACGTTAGAATCAAATCTTCAAAAGAAACTTGATTATAATGAAGAAATAATTGAAGAATTACATTATTTCTATTTTCTTAATAATTGTAAATTTGATATGTATTATTTTATCAATATTGCAAGATATTTAACAAAAAAAGATGAAAATTGTAGTCATATACTAGAATTCATATTAGAAAACTATTACGAAATGCCATATATATTGGAATATAAAGATACTTTTTATGTATGTAATTATGAGGAATCTTTCATAACTAAGAATGTTGAGAACAAAGAAAAAGTAAAGCTTATTGGAGGTGTTCTCTATAAAATATAATTTAAAATTAGTGAGAAGTTTGTATTTATGTTTGAATTTAATTTTGAGTGTTTTATATTCATACATAACGGTGAAATTTATATCTGTATATAATTTTCCTATATATTTTATTTTGT